GGCCAGCAAGATCGAGGTGAAGCCGGACGGCGCGAAGCTGCCCTATTCGATCGACCTGATCCACATCAACACGGACTTTTTCAAGGGCCTCGTGCATTCCCGCTTGCGGACGCTCCCGGATCAGCCGGGGGCCTTCTTCCTGCATAACGAGGCCGACGAGGACTATGCGCGGCAGCTTGTCAGCGAGGTTCGCGTCCTCGGCGAAAAGATGAAGTTTGAGTGGATCAAGCGGCAGCGCGACAACCACTTCCTCGATTGCGAGGCGCTTGCTGCGGCGGCGGCATACTCGCTCAACGTCCAGGCCATCCCCGAAGGCGTCGAAAGGCGCTTCAACCTGCCCAACGAGCAGGGCACGGCGATGGCCGAAACCGCAACGTCGGCGCCCGCGAGGGGGCCGGCATCGTCAATTCGGGACCGCTTCCGGAACATGGGGGCGCGCTCGCGGAGGTAAATGGCGCAATGGGCGCTTTGGCTGTCATCGAGAAAGCCGTCCAGGCGATGGGGCTTCGCCCCTTGCCGCCGGCGCCGAGCAATGTGCTGGATCGCCCCCGCGCCCGTTCCGCCTATATGCGGGACGGGCGCGGGACGGTCTTCTCGCGCTGGGTTCCTGGCCTGCGTTCCGCGCAGGACGACGTTGCCGTGGCGTGGGAGCCGGCGACGGCCCGGACGATCGATCTGGCGCAGAACAACGGCTGGATTGCCGGCATGATCGATCAGGCGACGGCCAACACCGTTGGCCTCGGCCTCCGCCTTCGCTGCGCGCCGGAAAACGACCTGTTCGGGATGGACGAAGACGCCGCCCAGGCGTGGCGGAAGAAGGTCGAAGCCCGGTGGGACCTGTGGTCGAACAACCCCCTTGAATGCGATATCGAGGGGACGCGGACGATCGCGCAGATGCAAGAGGCCGCGTTCAAGCATTGGGTCGCGACCGGCGAAATCCTCGCGGAACTTGTTTGGCGTTCCCGGCCGGAAAGCGCGAGCCGCACGAAGGTCCGGCTCCTGTCTTCGTCGCGGCTGATCAACCGCACCGATCCGATGCGGCGCATCTATTCGGGCGTCAAGCTCAACGCGGACGGGATGCCGATCGGCTATCTTGCCCGGCGGGATGATCCGCTGCTCGGCGAGAGCGAGTTCGAGGTTGCGGCCCGCGATCGCTTCGGGCGCCCGCGCGTGATCCACGTTTTCGCCGGCGCCCCTGGGCAGCGCCGGGGGATCACGATCCTCGTCCCGGTGCTCAAGGTCGCAAAGCAGTTCGACCAGTTGAGCGATGCAACGCTGATGGCGTCGATTATCCAGACGGTCTTCGCGGCCGCGATCACGTCGAAGGAGCCAACAGAGGAGACGATCCGGGGGCTGCTGAACCCGACCGAGGAGGCCCGCCTTCTCGCCGAGGGTGGCTCGCGCTTCGACGCGTGGTTCGAGGCGCAGGCCGGCTGGGCCGAAAGCCATCCGATCGACGTCGGCTTTGCCGGGCGCGTCGCGCATATGTTTCCGGGCGAGGACTTCAAGTTCCTTTCCCCGGAACAGCCGCAGGCGGCCTACAAGGACTTCTCCCTGCATCTGCTGCGGGAAATGGCGCGCTGCCTGGGCCTGACCTACGAAAGCGCGACCGGGGACTATGAGGGGGCGACCTACTCGTCCGTCCGCATGGCGGTGAACGAAATCTATTCGATCACCAAGGCCCGCCGGAAATACATCGTCGGCCCCTTCTTGCAGCCGATTTACGAGGCGTGGCTTGAGGAGGAGATCGAGCGCGGCGCGATCGATTTCCCCGGCGGGATCGGCGCCTTCCTGACCAATCGCGCGGCGGCCTGCCGCGCGCGCTGGAACGGATCGCCGAAGCCGGTTGCGGACGATCTCAAGGCGGCCAAATCCGCCGAGGTCTATCGCAACATGGGCGTCATGTCCGATCAGGACATTGCGGACGATCTCGGCCTCGATATCGAGGACGTCTATGCCCAGCGCGCGCGGGAAAAGACGCTGCGCGATCGCTACGGCCTCCCCGACAACTTCTATCCGCAAAGCCTGTCGATGACCGAGCAGATCGAGAACGCGCCGGACCCGGCGGAAGAAAGGGAGCCAGCAGGTGGCGATACCTAGCCTTGAAACCGACCCTTGCGGGCGGGCGGCGGCCCTGCGCGCCATCAAGGATCAGATCATCACCGGCGGCCATGTGCTCGAAGCCGAGCAGGAAGCCGGCAATGGGACGCGGCGGCGCGTGAAATACAGCGCCGCCAACCTCGACAGCCTTGATCGGGAGATCATGATGGCGGCCGAGGCTTGCGCCCTGGCGAGCGGCAAGCGGCCCCGCCGCTTCGCGATCGGAGGTCGGCTATGAGCGGGAACCTTCTGCCGCTGATTACACAGCGTGTCCTCAATCGGCCCCTGCTGATCCACCCGCAAATGGCCGATGCCCTCTATGCGATCCTCGACGGGCGGATCGCCCCGGACGCATTCGACGCGGCGGGCAAGACGGCCTCGCCGGCGCCTGGGGCAAGCCGGTTCATCGGCAGTTATGACCGGCCCGATGGGGCCGGCCGGCGCCGCTACACGAGGGCGGCTGGGCGGACGGCGCTGATCACCGTCGACGGGTCGCTCGTCAATCGCGGCGCATGGGTCGGTGCGGATTTTTGCACGGGCTTGGTGTCCTACGAGGGCATCGCGGCGCAGATTGACGAGGTTGCGGCCGACGCCCGCGCCGGGCACATCGACAATCTCGTCATCGACATGAACAGCTATGGCGGCGAGGCCACCGGCATGGCCGGTCTTTCCGCCAAGATCAGGGGCCTCCGCAAGACGATGCACGTCGTTGCGGTGGTCAACGACGTCGCGGCGTCCGCCGGCTACGGCATCGTCGTTGCGGCGGATCGGATCGTGATCTCGCCAACGTCAATTGTCGGGTCGATCGGCGTCGTGATGATGCACCTCGACCGATCCGGCGAGTTGAGCCAGAAGGGCATCCGCCCGACGCTCATCCATGCCGGCGCCAAGAAGGTTGACGGCAACCCCTTCGGGCCTTTGCCCGAGAACGTCCGGGCCGACATGACCAAGGACGTACTGGCATTTTACGACCAGTTCCTTTCGGTCGTAGAGGCCGGGCGCGGCAAGGCGCGGTTGAGCGCCAAGAAAGCGCGCGAAACCGAGGCGGACGTCTTTATCGGGCAGGAAGCGATCGACGCCGGGTTGGCCGACGCGATCGGGTCGCTCGATGACGTCCTCGCCGAACTATCCCGCCCCGTTCGGGCGGCGGGCAAATCCAACCACAGGAGCAACGCGAAAATGGAACGCGAAGATTTGCCCTCCGCGCAGGCGGGCATGGTGAGCCAGACGGCCTTGCAGGCCGCCATCACGAAGGCCGAGGCCGATGGCAAGACGGTCGGCATCGTCGAGGGCAAGCGGGAAGGCAGCGCGGAAGGCGCGAAGGCCGAGCGGGATCGTATTTCGGCGATCGTCAACTCGGATGCCGGCAAGGCCCGCCCGAATGCGGCGCTGGCCCTCGCCCTGGCGCCGGACAGCCCTTCGGCTGAAACGGCGATCAAGCTGCTCGGGACCATGCCCGAGGAAGCCGCTCCGGCGGCCAGCGCCAAGCCCTCCGTCCCGCCGCTTTCCGAGCGCGCGAAGGAGGGGGCCGAGGTCGGCGCTTCCGGCACGGCGCCTGGCGGCAGCGCCGTCGCCCCCGAGGCGGTCAAGAAGGGCTGGGCGAACGCCTTCGCGCGCGTCGCCGGCTAACGCCAACCAGAACCCCCGCGCGCCCCTCCGTGGGGCGGCGCGGATCGCAGCAAGGAAACGTCACAAATGACGAAGTTCACCGAAGGCCGGCATCCCGGCGAAGGCCTCATGAGCGAGGCCAATTTTCACCGCTCGCGCGGCAAGGCGGTTGTCGCCTTGGGCTCGGGCGTCTTCAAGCCGGGCGCCGTGCTCGGCAAGATCACCCTCGGCGCGGCGGCGTCGGCGGCCAAGGCCGGCGGGAACACCGGCACCGGCGCCCTGACGCTCGATGCGACCACGCCGGTTCTCGCCGGCGCCAAGGCCGGCGTTTATCAGGTCCGGTGCATCGAAGCGTCGGCCGGCGGCGGCGTCTTCCGGGTCAGCGATCCGGACGGGTTCAACCTCGGCGACGTGGCGGTCGGCCAGACGTTCGCGAACGATATCAAGTTCGCGATCGCGGACGGTGATCCCGACTTCGCGCTCGGCGACGGGTTCGACGTCACCGTCGACCCCGGCAGCGGCAAGTATGCGCCCAGCCCCGATGCGTTGACGGCCGGCATCGAAGGCGCCGAGGTTGCTTGCGCCATCGCCATTTATGGCGGCGACGCCACGACCGAAGAAGTCGAGGTCGCCATCATCGAGCGCGATGCGGAGTGGAACGGGAACACCCTGAGCTTCGACGCCTCCGTCAACTCGGATGGCAAGAAGGCCTCCAAGGTCGCGCAGCTTGCGGCGGCCGGCATCATCGCCCGCTACTAAGCGGCGTCCTTCCAAACCAAAAGCCTGAGCAGGCCCCGTGGCGGGCGCCGGGAACGGCGCCGGTCGGCGGCTTCGCTTGCGCAATTTCAAGGAGAAATCGGGCGATGCTCGACATTTTCAACAACGACGCTTTCAGCGTCACGTCGCTGACCGACGCGCTCCGGGACGTCAAGCCCCGCCCGTCGCGCTTGGGCGATATGGGCCTGTTCTCGTATTCCTCGGTCAATACGCTTTCGGTGGCGATCGAGCGCGTCGGCGACGTCCTCCAGCTTGTCGCCCCGACGCCGCGCGGCGCCCCCGGCGAAACGCGCGACGAGCCGAAGCGGACGATCGAGGATATCCGCGTCCCGCACTTCCAGCGCGACTGGTCGGTCTATGCCGACGAGGTGCAGGGCGTCCGCGCGTTCGGCTCGGAAACCACCCTCGAAACCGTCCAGGGCAAGGTCGCCGAGAAGATCGCCGTCAACATCGCTGACCTCGATCTGACCGACGAGTATTCCCGCCTCGGCGCTGTCCAGGGGATCGTGACGTACAAGGGCGGGACGACCCTGAACCTGTTCGACAAGTTCGGCGTCGGCCAGCCGGCCGAGGACGACTTCGATCTCGACAATGCAACCCCGACCGATGGCATCCTTCGCAAGAAGTGCGTCGACGTCATCCGCAAGGTGCGCAAGGTGCTCGGCGGCATCCCGTTCGTCTACGTCCATGCGTTCGTCGGCGACAACTTCTTCGACGACCTCCTCCAGCACAAGGAGGTTCGCGACACCTATAAGGGCTGGTCGGAGGCGCAAATCCTCCGCGAAAGCTACATCGGGAAGAACCGGGCCGGTAACCCGATCTTCGAGTTCGGCGGGATCGTGTGGGAGAACTACGGCGCGATCGAGGACAGCGGCGACGGCGCCCTCATGGGCATCGGGACCGACGCCGCGAAGTTCGTCCCGGTCGGCGTCCCCGGCCTGTTCCGTGGCTACTATGCCCCGGCGGATTACGAGGAGACGGTCAACACGATGGGCCGCCCGACCTACGCCAAACAGTGGCCCATGCAGAACGGCAAGGGCCGCCAGGGCGAAACGCAGCGGAACGTCCTGCATATCTGCACGCGCCCGGCCTCCCTGCTGCGCGCCAAGCGGACCTGATCGGGGAAGCTAAAAGATGCCCTCGCCTTTTGACGCTATCGACGCCGCCGTCCAGTCGGCGATTGATCAGGTCTTCGGCGAGGGCATTCGCATTCACCCTCAAGCCGGGGACGTAAATTATGGGGGCGGCCCCGACACGCTGCGGCCCGCGCGCGATGCGCGGGCGGTCATTTCCCGCTCCTATGCAACGGAGCGAACCGATTTCCTGGGGACGAACCGGCCGGGCGCCTCGGGCGCCCTTGCGCCTTCCGAAGCGTGGCTGGATAGCGCCTCCTATGCGGCGCTCGGCTACGCGATCCGGCGCGGCGATATCCTAGAACTGACGGAAGAAGCGGGGGCGCCCCGCCTTGTCGTCGCGCAAGCCGATTACGGCCGGAACGGCGACGTGAACCTGCATCTTGTCGCGTCCGGGAGCATCGCATGAGCATCATCGGTCTTGCGCTGCGGCTTTCCGCCGTCCGCGCGCTGGGCGACGCGACGCTCGCCGGGAGCCGCGTCTATGACAGCGCGATCCTTCCGATTGCGGAACTGGTCGGAAACGAGCCGAAGCCATACGTCTCGGTTTCGACCGAGGACGAGGAGGCGACGCCCGGCGGCCGCGACGTCAACGACGGCAATCGGGAGATCGATCTGACGATTGAGATCGCGATGGCCTCGGCCGTCCTCCTGCCGGCGAAGGATGATCAGGGCGAACTTGTCCAGGTCAGCATCCCGGAAACTGATGCCGCCCTTGAGCTCTCCCTCGCGATCCTGACGCGGCAAATCATGGCCT